AGTTGATTCATTTATACGCCGTGACGGTGACCGCGTTCCTTATCGCCCACAACCTTCTTGGATTCAAAGACCAGACGTAGACCTGTTGCGCTCTGAGCATTACCAGCAAGTTCTTATTTCCCTATTGCTAGACGGCAACGCATTCGTGCGAGTGTTTAGAGATAACTCAGGTCAAGTAATTAACCTAGTTGTAATTGACCCATACCGCGTGAGAGTTTCAAGAAACAAAGTCACACGCGAAGTTGAATTTATCATTGACGAATACCAAGAAACACCAGTACGCAAGCAAGACATGATTCACATTACAGAAATGCGCAAGGCTGGCGAGTTGCGCGGTATGTCTAGGGTTACAGAACTCAAAGACAATCTAGGTCTTTCATCTGCGTTGCAGTCATTCGCCGCACGTTTCTTTGGTCAAGGCGCAACTACTTCAGGCATCATTGAAACCCCAATGGGACTAAACAGCGAACAGGCAAAGCAACTGATTGACGGTTTCGATCAACGCCACAAGGGTTACAAGAAAGCGCACAAGACTGGACTACTTACAGGTGGCGCAAAGTTTGTAAAGACTGGCATTAACCCAGATGAAGCGCAGATGCTAGATAGTCGCAAGTTAGCGATTGAAGAAGTAGCTCGTATCTTTAGAGTTCCACCGCACATGATCGGCATTACAACACCGGGTGCAATGTCTTACGCATCAGTTGAGCAGAACAACATTAACTTTGTAACTCACACCTTGCGCCCATACGTTGCAAAGATTGAGGATGCTTACAGCGCACTTCTAGCTGAGAGCGCGTTCATTCGTTTCAACGTAGATGGATTACTGCGCGGTGATTTCGCAACTAGAATGAACGGGTACTCAATCGGTTCACAAGCAGGATTCTTAAGTGTTAATGACATTAGACGTTTCGAGGACTTACGACCTGTTGATGGTGGTGACGTTTATCGCGTGCCTTTGGCTAACGTGGATCTTGGTGCTGCTTCACTCGTTGAAACAGACAAGCGCGTTACGATGGCTCAGAAACTTATCTATTCTGGCTTTGATCCTGCTGGCGTTCTGGCTGCTCTAAGCCTGCCTGCAATAGATCACACAGGCTTACCATCTACGCAGTTGCAACAAGTGGCACAGATTGACCCAGTAGCACCTGAGTCTGTTTATGACGTACAACGTACACACGATGTAAACGTGCAGATGCCGGAAACCATTGTGAATGTACCGCCTGCAATTATCAACGTAGCACCGCCACAAGTTACTGTCGAAGCACCGCAACAGCGCACAACTATTAGAACCGTTGAACGTGATGACGATGGCAAGATTGTTACTGTTACTGAAAGAGTTGAAAACTAATGGCTACTGGAATGAGCGCACACTTAGCAGATAGTTTGCTTAATGCTTTAGGCAATAACACCGCCTACGCCGTAACAAATGTTTATGTGCAATTACACATTGGTGATCCCGGTACTGCTGGCACAGCTAATCCTGCGACAGAAACCACACGCAAGGCTGTTTCTTTTGCTGGCGCATCTGGTGGTTCTATTGCCTCTGATGCTGACGTATCGTGGACAAACATTAGCGGTTCACAAGATGCAACTCACTTCAGTTGCTGGGATGCATTAACTGCTGGCAGTTTCTTGTTCTCTGGAACGATCACAGGTAACCCATATACCGCAGGCGATACCTACACGATTACTTCAGGCGCATTTACAACTTCACTTACACTAGCGAGCTAAGACATGAGTTCATCAGAACTCAATGACTTTGAATTAGACCTTGACCGTTTGGCGCGACTTGCGCAGATGGTCTTAGATCAACGCGCTTTAGATTCATCTGCCGTAGGTGGCAACTCTGCGTATAACGCCAATGACTTAGTTTATGACTCAGCCGTATCTACCTATGACGGCACGTTTACTCAGTTAGCCAGAAGTTCTGCAAGTCTTAATGGTCTAAGCGCAAGCATTGAATCAACAGTTGTAAAGGTTTCATCTGCATCAAGTTCTTTAGGCGCATTGACCAGTTCAAGCATTTCAGAGGTAAGCCACACGGCTTCATCTACTGCATCACTTGGGGCTATAAATTCCACAGCTACAACTATTCCACAAATCCTGCCTACCTTTGAAGCTGCGCTTGGTGATCTTGCTAACTCTGTCAGCGCAACAGTCACGCACATTGCAACGGCAGCATCTGAACTAGGTGCAATAAACGCAACTGCAAACAGCCGGCCTACAATCAAACCCGTATTTATGGGTTCTCTTGGATCGCTAGATGCAACAGCAACTGCAACTGTTATACCGCCAACACCGCCAGAACCTGAGATACCGGGCTACGGTTCTAATCGCCCTTACCCTGCACCACCGTTACGCCAGCCAAAGGTTGAGCCAGCACCGCAACCAGCAACGCCAGTAATTGTAGAAACACCACCAGCGCGACCTGTAAGAATGCCTGCAACAATTACGGCAACAACATCTGCACTAAGTCCAGCATTCTTTGTTAGCGTTCAAGCGCAAGTAGAATGGTCAATACTAGAGGATGAAGCAGAGTTGCTTCTACTGCTTTAAGGATTCGCGTGGCAATTACAACAAATCATGTAACGATTACAACTGATCGCGTACAGATAGATGGCAGTTCGCCCAACCCGTCTAGAATTTGGATTTTTAACGCAGGTAATGATAAGACCATTTTTATTGGTAGCAGTGACGTTACAACTAGCAATGGCTTTGGATTACTAAAATTAGAACAGTTACAACTTACGCTTAATCCCGGTGAAAGTTTGTACGCTCTTACAGAATCAGGAACTGCAACGATGCACTGGCTAAGGCAGACGATGTACTAATGCCGTACTTTATTACAGACACCGCAGAGGGTTGCTCAGGCTGGGCAACTATTAAAGATGATGGCGAAGTTATTGGATGCCATACAACCAAGCAGGATGCAATAGATCAAATGGTTGCCGTATCCGTAGCTGAGGACATGGAACCCGGCGGTGAACGTGCCTTGCCTGATAATTACAGACCAGCACTAGCGCAAGATGTTCCAGAAGGTCGTGCCTGTGGCAACTGCGTATTCTTTGATGAAGAACGTCAGAATGCTGAAGGCACTAAAGCATGGTGTGAAAAGTGGGATGAATTTGTTGATGGCGGTTACTACTGCAACGCTTGGACAGAAGATGAAGATGACGATGACATAGAAGATGACGTACGCGCAGTCAATCAAGATGCGCCAGCCTTTATGCGTGCTGCTGCTAGGCGCGGTCTAGAGTTTTATGCAGATGGCAAAGCCGGTGACGGTCTAACTGAAAAGACTGTGCGTGAAGCACGACTAATGGCAGAAGGCAAGGTTTCAGATGATAAGTGGATTCGTATTGCTGCTTGGATTGCTAGGCATCTACCTGATCTGGAAGCCCCTGCTGCTAATCCTTCTGATGACAACTATCCAAGTGCAGGCGTTGTGGCTCACTTTCTCTGGGGTTCTGGCGCGACTAAGACACAAGCTAGGCGCACACAAGAATACGCAGAACGGGTAGTTGAACGTATCCGGGCTGAAGAAGAAGATCGCAACACTTTGCAAAATGATAAATGGAAGTCAATCGCGCTAAACTTAAACAAAGACGAAAGGCAACAAATGACAACCCAAGTAGAACGCCGCGTTAATACCGTTGAGTTCGATGTTCGTAACGGGGAAGCCTCAGCAGATGGCATGAGTTTCACAGGCTATGCAGCCGTGTTTAACAGCCCATCAGAACCGCTACCGTTTACAGAGGTAATTCGTGAGGGTGCGTTTAAGCGTTCCCTAAAGTCACGCAATGAAATCAAACTATTTATGAACCACAACACAGACGTAGTTCTAGGTTCAACACGCGCAGGAACTTTGAAACTAACTGAAGATTCACGCGGTCTACTTGCTCAGGCTGATTTGCCAGACACTAGCGCAGGGCGCGACCTGTCGGTGCTTATGAAGCGTGGCGATGTTTCGTCAATGTCATTTGGTTTCAGCGTTCCACCAAAGGGTGATGCTTGGTCAAGTGATGGTGCAACTCGTGAACTGCATCAGGTGCGTTTGCATGAGGTTTCTATTGTGACTGGATTCCCTGCCTATGAAGCCACAACTGCAAGCGTTCGTTCGTTAGACATTCTTGCTACTCGTACAGCCGTTGATGTTGATGCTCTAAGCGATGCGATCACAAGACTAGAAGCAGGCGAAACTCTAGAAGCAGATCACGCTGATTTAATTAGTGAAGTTGTGC